AAATATCCAGTAAAACTAAAAATAGGTGAAAATTATAATGAATTATCGGCCTTTTAATAAAAGATATATTTATTAGGGACTAATACATGGTTTTTAATGAATAATCGTCTTTATTGCACATTTGTTCCTGAAGAAGATATTGAAAAGACAGCAACTAAGATAAAAAATTCTTATACTATACTTTTCAATAAAATTTTTGTCTTAGAAAGTTTGGATGGAGAAAAAATTATGCTTACATATAATGTAGACATGGGGAATTCAATTAATGAATTTTCAGTTAAAAATACTATATTAGTACATAGAAAAAAACAAACAAATACACTTTATACTATAAATGCTTTAAATGAATTAGTTAAAAGTTTAAATAATGGTTATTTAGATAAATCATATCCCATAAATTGGAATGATTATAAAAATTGTATTTTATTAATACAAACTGATGGTTATAAACGTATAGATACTAAAATAAGAGAAATTATAAATTTTTCTTAAATTTCTTAAAGTAAATTTGGATTAGCAAAATAACTTTTGTATGTTTACAAGAGTAAAAGATAAATTAACCCTTTTTAATAATAAAAATTCAAACTATGAATTTAGATGAAATCAAAAATCGTTTAGCAAGTCTAAACAACAAAGGAGGCGGAGGAAAAAAGACAGATTATGCTGCTAATTTCTGGAAACCTAAAGAAGGTGCAAAAACACAAGTACGTATTGTACCTTATAAGTATAATAAAGATTTTCCATTTAGTGAATTATATTTTTACTTTGGAATTGGTAAACCACGTATGTTAGCATTATCTAATTTTGAGGAAACCGACCCAATTTTAGAATTTGCTACTCAATTACGTAAATCAGGTGACCAAACTAATGTAGATTTAGCTAAAAAATTATTTCCTAAATTACGTATTTTTGCTCCTGTAGTAGTACGTGGTGAAGAAGATAAAGGAGTTAGATTTTGGGAATTTGGTAAAATGGTTTACCAAGAATTATTAGGTGTAATGGCTGATGAAGATTATGGTGATATTACTGACGTAGCTAGTGGTAGAGATATTACTGTTGAAGTTATACCCGCTAAAGAAACAGGTAAAATGTATAATACTACAACAGTAAGAGTTAAACCTAATCAAACTCCATTAGCTCCAGAAGCACCTACAGTTGAATCGCTTTTAGAAAATCAAAAAGATATTATTAGTTTGTATAAAAAATATCCATTTGATGAAATGAAAGATATTTTACAAGGATGGTTAAAACCAGAAGAATCTGATGGAGGTAAAGAAACTGAAAAAGTTGAACCCCAAGGTAAAGTAGATATAAATGAAAAACTAGATAATCTTTTTGATTAATGGCTAAGAAAAAAATAGACACAAATAGAGATGAACTAACGGGACTTCTTGCCGAATCCCTTAATAAAAAATTTAGTAAAACCCACCATAAAGTAGCTTATTTTCTAGATGGTAGTGAAGATTCACCTACAGATGTACCAGATTGGGTATCTACAGGTTCTACGGTACTAGATTTAGCTATATCTAATCGTCCAAATGGTGGGTTTCCAGTTTCTAAAATTGTCGAAATAACTGGTTTAGAACAAAGTGGGAAGTCTTTGTTAGCATCTCATATTATAGCTAATACTCAAAAAAGAGATGGTGTTGCTATTTATATTGATACTGAATCATCTTTAAATTCTCAATTTTTACAAGCAATTGGAGTTGATGTTGAAAAGATGGTTTATCTACCTTTAGAAACAGTAGAAGATATTTTTGATGCTATCGAAAATGTTATTTTAAAAGTTAGAGAAAAAAACCCGGATAAATTAGTTACTATAGTAGTAGATTCAGTAGCAGCAGCAACTACAAAAGTTGAATCAGCAGCTGATTTTGAAAAAGATGGTTATGCAACTCAAAAGGCAATTATACTATCTAAGGCAATGCGTAAAATTACTAACTTGATTGGTAAAGAAAAAATACTACTAGTATTTACTAATCAATTAAGACAAAAAATGGGTGCAATGCCATTTGCTGACCAATATACAACTTCGGGGGGTAAAGCCTTACAATTCCATGCTTCAGTAAGATTACGTCTTAAACAAGTAGGTAAATTAAAGGAAAAAATCAATGGTGTAGAAGAAATTGTTGGTTCTGAAGTTGAAGTTGCTGTTGTTAAGAATCGAATGGGTCCGCCAAACCGTAAAATTAGATATAACATTTATTATAGACAAGGTATAGATGATTATGGTGGATGGTTAAAATTAATGAAAAATTATAAAGTAATTAAACAATCAGGACCTATTTGTAAATATGTGGATACCTCCACAGGAGAAGAAGTTACATTTTATGGTAAAGATCTTCAACAATTATGTGAAGATAGACCAGAAATTAAAGAACAAATGTATTTAGATACTTGTGAACAATATGTTATGAAATATCAACATGAAGAAGAACAAGAAATGAATCCTGATGTACTAATTGAGGAAAGTGGAGAATAATGACTAAATCAATATTTGATTTATTAGATGGTGTTAAAAAAGAGGATACATCGGATCCTAATTCAAGAGTTTTAATAATTGATGGATTAAATCTTTATCTTAGAGTATTTGCTGTAAATGGTATGCTTAATGATAATGGAGTTCCTATAGGAGGTGTAATGGGTTTTTTAAAGTCCTTAGCATATTCTATAAGGGAAGTAAATCCTACTAGAGTTATAGTTGTATATGATGGTAATGGGGGATCTCAAAGACGTAGAAAAATTTTATCAAATTATAAAGAAAATAGAAAACCTAATAAACGGATTACAAGATGGGATGCTTTTAAAGATTTTGAAGAAGAAAATAAATCTAAAAAAGCACAATTTAAACGTTTATTACAATATATGGATAGTCTTCCTATTAATGTTATAGCAATAGATCGTATTGAAGCGGATGATACTATAGCTTATATTGCAAATAATTTACTAGAAAAAGAAGTAACAATCATGTCAGCAGATCAAGATTTTCTTCAATTAGTAAATGAACGTATAACAGTATGGAGTCCAATTAAGAAAAAATTTTACACACCTGAATTAGTAATAAAGGACTATGGTGTACCGGCTCACAATTTTTTAATGTATAAGGTTTTAATGGGTGATAAATCAGATAATATTTTGGGGATTAAAGGGTTAGGTCCTAAAAAATTACCTAAAATAGTTCCTGATATAATTACTGATAGAGTTTTAAATTTAGATTCTATTATTCAAGAAGCTCTAGAGGGGGAAGAACCTATGCATGAAAAAATTGTGGCGTCGGAACATCAATTAGAAATTAATGAAAAATTAATGGATTTAAAAAATCCCCCAATATCTGGAGAACTTAAATCACAAATTAAAAATTTACTTAACCAACCAATAAATTTGCTTTCCCGAAATAATTTTATTACAATGTATTATAATGATTGTATGGGAAACGCTTTACAAATCCCTGATACATGGTTAACACAACATTTTGTTAAATTAAATACTTATGCAGAATCAACACATGAATAAATTGACCCAGTATGGGCATTCTTTTCAGACTAAGGCTTTAGTAGCCTTAATAACAGACAGGGATTTTTTACAACAATCAGCTGATATTATATCTCCTAATTACTTTGATTCTGATGCAAGTAAATGGATAATTCGTAAAACACTAAATTATTTTCATGAGTACCATACTACCCCCACTATGGAAGTTTTTAAAGTTGAACTTGAAAGTGTTAATAATGAAGTTCAAGTAGTTGCTATAAAAGAACAATTAAAAGAAACTTATAAAAATACCCAAGTAAAAGATTTAGATTATATTAAAAATACTTTTTTAGATTTTTGTAAAAACCAAACATTAAAAAATGCTTTAATGAAATCTGTAGATTTATTAGAATTAGGGAATTATGATGATATTAGAAATATGATTGATTCTGCCCTAAAAGCAGGTTTAGAAAGAGATTTGGGACATGAATATATAAACCAAATAGAAGATAGGTATAGAGATGAGGCTAGACAAGCAATTGAAACACCTTGGGCATTAATTAATAAATTATTACTAGGTGGTTTAGGAAAGGGCGATTTAGGAATGATAGCAGGTGGTCCAGGTGGAGGAAAATCTTGGGCTTTAGTTGCTATAGGAGCACAAGCAGTAAAATTAGGATATACGGTAGTACATTATACTTTAGAGTTAAATGAAAAATATGTAGGTAGAAGATATGATGCTAATTTTACGGAAATACCAATGAATTTATTGGAAAATAGCAAAGAAGAAGTACAAGAAAAGTTATTAGGTTTAAGAGGTGGTTTATATATTCGTGAGTACCCAGCGGGACAAGCTACAGTAACTACAATACAAGCACATTTAGAAAATTGTATACAACAAGGTGTTAATCCGGATTTAGTAATAGTAGATTATGCTGATCTTTTAACTTCCAAAACAAGTAAAGAAAAAAGGGATAAATTAGATGATATATATACTAATTTAAGAGGGTTAGCTACTCAGATGAAATTACCTATATGGACAGCTTCCCAAGTAAACAGAACAGGTGCTAGAGAAGAAATTATACAGGGAGACAGAATGGCAGAAAGTTATTCAAAAATGATGATTACTGATTTTGCAATGTCTTTATCAAGAAACCATGAGGATAAAGAAAATGGTACTGGTAGATGGCACATAATGAAAAACAGATATGGAGCGGATGGTATGACATATAATTCTACTATGGATGCTTCAATTGGTAAAATAGAGGTTATAGAAAGAAATCAAAGAGATTCTGATAATAATTTACCCCCTTCGGGGAATTTTTCTTCCAGAGATAGAAGAAATTTACAAGAAAGTGCTAGAGCATTTCTTGGTTTTTAGTGTATATACTGTATGTATAGGCACCGAAAAGAAGGCTTCAAAGCCTTCATTTTTATTTAAAAATTAATTTTAGGTTTTTTAAATATTAACATATTTATTCATTTTAAAAAAAGAAATAATGGCAAAAAAAGATTTGCTTAAGGAACGTATTATTTACAAACCTTTTGAGTACCCGAAAGCCTTTGATTATTGGCTTAAACAACAACAAGCACATTGGATTCATACAGAAGTACCTATGATGTCAGATGTTAATGATTGGAAACAAAACCTAACAGAAACAGAAAAAAATATTATTGGTTCTATTTTAAAAGGTTTTGCACAAACCGAAACTGTAGTAAATGATTATTGGACAGGATTAGTTACAAAATGGTTTCGTAAACCCGAAATTATAGCTATGGCAACTACTTTTGGTGCTATGGAAACAATCCATGCGGAAGCATATTCTTTATTAAATGAAGAATTAGGATTAGATGATTTTAGTGAGTTTTTAGAAGATGAAACTACGATGGCTAAAATTGAAACTCTAATGGATGTAAGAGATAGTTTTAATGGGAAAATTGATTGGCACGAAAGAGCTAAATCACTCG